GTTTCGGACAGCAGTTTTAATGAAGAAAGTTCTTCAAAACCTGTAGCGCCGGACGTAAATCCAATATCATCCGTCGTAGATTAGGATTGGGGAGGCGGCGAAAGCCGCCTTTTCTTTTGTTATGCGCGAATCCGCCCAAAAATACGCTAAGTGTTTTTCTGGTCTGACAGACGCTTACTCTGTTCTTTTTTATAAAGGCAATGCGCCAAACGAAAAAGGCAAGCGTGAGAGCTATAATATTGTCTACTCTAAAGACGAGTCTGGTAATTTCGTTGATAAGAAAGGGAATATAAAACCTTCTATAGAACAGGCACTAGAGTCTCACTTAGATGGCACAGGACCAAGCATCGGAGTGTTTCCGACAACCAGAGATAACACCTGTTCTTTCGGTTGTATCGATATAGACGAATACACCGACCTAAACCACCAGCAAATCCTAGATAAGATAAAAGAACTAAACCTTCCTATCGTTTTGTTTCGCAGTAAATCAGGTGGCGTACACGCTTACTTGTTTTCTAACCCTGCTGTCAGCGCATCTAGTATGCAGACGACTTTGAAAAACATCAGTTCTTTGCTTGGATTTTCTACCTCTGAAATATTTCCAAAGCAGGCCGAGCTACTCGCAAAAGATGTAGGAAATGGAATAAACGCTCCTTATGAAGATTGTAATTCTGAGCCGAGCCGATATGCTTATAAACCCAATGGAAAAGCTGCTACCTTAGAAGAATTTTTTGCGTTGTACGACAGCAAAGTACAAACGCCCGATCAGATCGTGGCCCTTGGTTCTTTACAACCAAAAGAGCTAGACATTTTTAAGGAAGGACCGCCTTGCCTGGTTATTCTAACAGAGGACGGTAAGAAGATTTCCAAAGGTAATAGGAATAACGCACTATTCAGTATAGGCGTTTATCTGCGTAAACGGTTTCCAGAATCATGGGACATGGAAATTTACGACTACAACAAAAAATGTATAGACCCACCATTAAACAGGACAGAGATTGAAGCCCTGATTAAAAGCTTAAACGTAAAGACCTACGGATATAAGTGCGGCGACCAGCCGATCTGTAATTTCTGTAACAAGTCTCTTTGTCTAACGCGAAAGTTTGGGGTAGGCGGCATTGCAACTTGCACGATAACCAGCTTACGCAAATACGACTCAGAGCCACCGCTTTGGGTAGTGGACGTAGACTCAAAAGGGCTGGAGCTACAGACCGATCAGCTATTGGAACAACCCAAGTTTCAGAAAGCCGCCCTAGAGCAACTAAACTTATTGCCGCCTTCGATGGCACGAAAAGATTGGGAATCAAACATAGCAGACCTTTTATCTGAAATGGTAGAATACCACGCTATAACCGCAGTCTCTGAAGAGGTTTCTATAAGCGGCCAGTTTAAAGAGTATTTAATTTCTTTTTTGCAGTCGCAATTAAGTGAGGTTAAAGAAGAGATTTTACTTCGTAGACCATACTATGATGAAGAAAAGCAGCAGTACACTTTTCGGCTCATGGACCTTGATTCTTATTTAAAACGCAATAAGTTTTCTCATTATAAAACTAGAACCGATATTAGTGCTAGGTTACGAGAACTCGGAGCAGAATCCATAACCATCCGTCTTAAAAACAAAGCTAGTGTCAGGGCGTGGCGAATCAACGAGCTTGATCCTGATGAATCGGTTGCGTTAGAAGCAGCCTCATTTGAAGAAGAGGACGTTCCGTTTTGACTACATACAAGAAATTTGGTCCACCTGGTACAGGCAAAACAACTCGGTTATTAGCCGAAGTGACTGATCGTCTTGAGTCCGGCGTTAATCCTTTACATATAGCATACCTAGCTTTTACTAAAAAAGCAGCTTCAGAGGCGCGAGGACGGGCAGTTAAATTACTAGGTCTGAGCGAAAGCGACCAAAAGGAACAGTTGTTTTATTTTCGCACCTTACATTCTCTATGCTACCAACTACTTTCTATTTCAGATAAAAAGGTAATTACAGAAGCTGACTACAAGAAATTTGGTAAAAGAGTTAATTTGGATTTTGACGTTAGCATAGACGAAGAAAGACGCACCAAAACAAACAACCCTATTATTAGCTTGCTTTCTTTGTATCGGTTAAAGATGTCTACCTTGCGAGAAGAGTATAATAAAACAGACCTGAATTACGCATGGAACGAAGTAGACTTTATTGATCGTAGCTACCAGGAGTTTAAAAAAACCTTTCGCTTAATAGACTATACCGATATGCTAACCGAATTTGAAAGTATCATGCACTTAGTGTTGCCTAAAACTTTTAGTTTGATTTGTATTGACGAGTCACAGGACTTATCGCCGCTGCAATGGAAAATAGCTTCTAATTTACAAAACCATACCGAAGATTTAATCTTGGCAGGCGACGACGATCAAGCGATCTATGGGTTCACAGGAGCTTCGCCGGAAGAATTTCTGAGTTTTGAAGGTGAGGCAGAGGTTTTAAACCAATCGTATCGTACTCCAAAATCTATCTACCGACTTATAAGCGGCATTATAAATACTATTCCGTCTAATAAGAGACAGCAGAAAACATACCTTCCTAAAGAAGAGGAAGGATCGGTACGACGCATCAATTCTTTGCAGGAATTAGATTTTAGTTCTGGTGAATGGTTGATTTTGGCGCAGGCGAATTACATGCTGGACACAGTAGCTGAAGATTTAAAATCAGCAGGGTATCTATTCATGCGTAACGGAGGCCGAAGCATTAGCTATAATCTGACTACCGCTATAGTTACCTGGGAACGCCTGAGAAAAGGTAAAGAAGTATCTGCGTCGAACGTGCAAATCATGTATAAGTACATGACAGGTAATGGCGGCAAGGTACAACGAGGATTTAAAAAACTAAACGTGTCTGATGGATTGTTTCTTTCTTATGACCAACTGGTTTCGGATTATGGACTGCTGGCCTCGGTCGATGAAATATGGTCCGAGGCTCTTGATAGTAAAACTATAACCGTAGATAAAACTTACGTGACTAGTATTTTGAGAAAAGGTGACGATTCGTTTCATCTAAAAACACCGCGCATCCAACTGAGTACAATACATGGTGCAAAAGGTGGTGAAGCACAAAACGTCGTAGTGTTCTTAGACCTTACCACAGCAGCTATTAAAAATAATGAAAACTACGAAAACCACCGGGTTTTTTATGTAGCTTGTTCTAGACCTACGGAAAACCTTTATCTAGTTGAACCCCAAGATTACAACAGGAGTTTTGTGATATGAATCGTGACCAAATATTATTGGAAGCTCAACGACTTATTAATACTGAAAGACAGGATGTGTATGGCCCTGCTCTAGAGAACCATCAAGACATTTGCCGAATGTGGCAAGTAGTCATAGACCGGTGCGACGGACGATTGAAACCACATCACGTTGCGATGATGATGGCCTTGTTAAAAATTAGCCGCATTGCTAGAACGGAAAACCATCTCGATTCATTTGTTGACGCAGCAGCTTACATAGCGTTAGCTGGCGAAATGTCTGAAACGCAAAACACTACACAACTAGAATTATTAAAGTAAATGGTACGCAGTCACCTGGCAGAGACTTTAAGCTTTGGGAGCAAGTCGGAAGGCGATTGGCTTCCTCCTGAAATAGACTCCTTACCAAACATAGATCAGCCCATGCGCTATCTGGCATTAGACGTGGAGACCTCGGACCCTCTCCTCAAAACGAACGGTCCGAGTTGGAAATTTCCAGACCAAGGATTTATTTGTGGTATAGCTCTTGCTACCGCAGATTGGGAACTTTACTTACCCATACGGCATGATTCAGGAGGGAATTTACCTGTCTCCAGCGTCAAGAAATATGTGCAGCGAGCGATAGATAATACTGAGAATTTAATTTGCCATAACGCCAGCTATGATTTGGGCTGGCTTAAACGAGAAGGGTTCAAGGTCGATGGCCCTCGGATCATTTGCACAATGGTTACGGCTGGATTATTGGAAGACAGATACTCACTAAGCCTTAACAGTGTGGCGTTCGATTATCTCGGAAAAATAAAGAGTGAGCAAGAACTAAAGGATGCCGCAGCATCGTTTGGATACTCCAACCATAAATCTTGTATGCACAATCTTCATTCGTCGTTCGTGGGTGCTTA